CCCACAAAAGTGGCGCATAGTAATTTCCCTCGTTGATCCAACTACTCGCCTCGAGTCCGGGGTGCGAGTGCATGGTTGCGTCCGGCATCGTCGTAACGGCCTGTATCTCGGTGACGGCTCCCGCGGGGAGGAGTTGCCGGTGAGCACTGAATTGTGGTGGTTTATTCGGCCTTCCCCAGGGAGCGATGACATAGAACTGGATCCACTTGAGCTCGGTCGCGTTCACGTAGGCCTCGACTGAAATCGCCTCGGCCAGAGCGTTTGTATCGACGTACCAGTTAGGCGTAAGCGGCGCCGACAGGACGAACGCGCGAGCCACAATCGCCCCGTTCGCCCCGCCGACAACGGCGTTGTTGAGGTTCACCCCGACCGGCTGCACCAGGTTCGACCAGGCGATCTTCTTCCCCTTCGCGGCGGATCCGTCGTGATCATGACCACTCGTCGTGTTAGCGAAGACCGTTTCGAGATAGTTCTTCGTAACGGCGTCCTGGGCCGCGGTAGGGTCCAATACGTTCTTGACCTGCCAATTCGATGCGCCGGACCCCATGTAAAAATCGCCGGTCATCGCGTAGGTCACGCCGCCGGTCCTCGGCAGACAATTCCCATAGTCGCTTCCATTGGCGAGCCCATATTTTCCGACGATCTTCCACACCCCGGTCCCGATGCGAACCTTGAGGTGCTGGGTCGAGGTGTTGAAACAGAGCTGCCCCTCGAAGGGTGTCGGCGCGTCCGCTGGACCGGCGAAGGTGGTCCTGAGCGTGTCGAAGTTCGTGACGATCTGCGCCCGCGAGTCCTTCAGGGTCTCGCCCGAGTCAATCGATTCCCATGTTTGTCCCATGTCAATATCCTCTCGCGGTCCAGTCTATGTTACCTGCAACCTTGGCCCCCGTCGAATCGAAGTACTTCACCTCGATCGAGTCTTTGTCGACGTTCTGCGTTTGAATCGTATCGCCGACAGCGCCGTTGTGCGGGGTCGCGTGGAAGGTCGGTGTCACGTTGAAGCTTTGGAAGGTAATCGTCGTCCAGTCTGTATCGTCGATTAGGACGTTGTTTGCCGACTCGACGACGTCGGGAGGTTCGACCTCGCAGATCATCTCGTGGATCGTCGCGCCATAGCCCGTCGAGTCGACCTGGGTCACGAGCTTGAACTGGAAGTACTGGCCGATGTAATAACCCCGCTGGAAGCGAATGTAGGCTCCGGTCGGCGTCGTGTCGCCGTAACGGAACCACATGACACTTTCAATCTGCCCGCCGTCGGGGTTCCCGTCCCAGGTCGTGTTCGCGGCGGTCGCACTATCCCAGGTAAATGTCGCCGAGTTCCAGGTGTAGTCCTCGGTCCCGAGGGCAGATGAAAACTGGGCTCGGAGTTCGACCGTCGCAACGACACCGATATCCAGAACTGGAGTCTCGTAGGAGCATATCGTCTGGCCGCCATCCATGACGAGGTCATGGCCAACGACTGAGGCATCGACTTTCGTCCCCGTCCAGTCGGGTCGGCCCGAATGGGAGACAATGACATCGTCAATGAAGTCATCGGGGAGCGTGTCCTGGACGGATGCCGCCGTCTCGCTGTAGATCCCCGAGCGGTTGACCGCCTTGACCATGAAATAGTACTCGGTCGCCGCCGGGAAGTCGGTTGTGATCTTCTCGGGCGTCTTGTCGAGCCACGCGAGCCACGTGGTCGACGCCCAATCGTTGACCTTGCCATAGCGAATCTCGTAGCCGCCGAGGTCGCCGATGACGACTGGATCCCAGCGCATAATGACGGTCTGCCCGACGCGCGTCAGGCGGAAGGAGTCCTGGCCTACGTCGGGTGGTCGCTCAACCTTCCCGTTGTATTTTATGGTGAGCCAGGGAGAGCCGTCGCAGAGCCGCTTCATGCCGAAGGGGCTTATGCTCACGACGCAGATGTCGTACCGCGTCCCTTCCTTTAGGTTGCCCGAAACGACGAAGTGCGTCCCGCGCGAGTACCCCTGATACCTCCATGCCTCGTACCCGGTCTCGCGAAGGAAGATTTCGTACCCGGCGGCGTTGTCTCCACCTTTGAAGGTTACGTCGATCACACTCTGGATCGTTCCGTCCTTCATGAGCTGGGCCCGCTCGGTAAGGACGAGCTCACTGACGTTCCCGGGGAACTTGCGCGGGTCCGGCAGATTGCTATAGACGACATACGGGATGTTCTCGATGTCGTCGTCGTACACGCCCTCGACGTAGTTGATCGCCGATATCTTACACTCAAGGTCGCTCGTCCTCTTGATCTCGGTTACGATGAAGGGTTTCGTCAGGATGTTTTGGACGCCGACGACCCAGATATCGCCCGCCTGCGGGAGGGTGTCCCACATGTCGACCTCAAGGACGCTCGTCGTGAACGTGCCCGAGGTGAGGACGGTCTGAATCTCGATGGCATCGTTCGCGTGGCGGATCATGATTTCATAGGAGTTTCCGCCCACGAGCGTCGTTGGTTGGTCGAGGGTGATTGACGCGGTGTCGGCACTCAAGACATATCCCGAGTCGCCCCAACCCGGAACATCGTGTTGAACCTCGATGCGATCGAGCGGTTCGCAGGCGATGGCGTCGACGCCCGCCACGAACCCGACCGCGACCGTTTGGTGCCGGTTCTTCTTACAAAGGAACCGTCCGACGCGGTTCGCCTCTGAGGGACGCGTTGTCCCGTATCGCGTCGTCGTCTGCTTCCGATAGGGCTCGTTCTCCTCAAGTTCCTTGTCGACGTATCCTACGAAGTCCTGGGCGTAGTTCGCCTCCTCATTGAGAAACTGGATCTCCCAGTAGTTTGCCCCGAGCTGCGGCGTCTGATAGACCGCCTCAAAGGTCCCCTTTTTGATGTTCGCCATCGAGAAGACTTGCGTGTGAACCTTGGGGCACTCCCAGGCGACGCGAATCCGGTTCCCTTGGCGAAGCGGGACGGCCCGGTACATTGCGAGAATATCGATGATCTTTTCCCACGAGGCGTTCGCGGCATCGATGATCCCGTCGTAGCAGAACCGTTTCTCCGTCCCTCCATACCCGTCGGCGACGAGTTCGTCGCAAAAGGCCGCGAATCCGAGGAAGGTATCGAGGTCGATGTCATCCTCGGAGATATAGTCCCCCATGCCATAGTGCGCTTGCGTCAGAAGATAATAAACCACCCAGGCGGGGTTGTTTGAGCACTCAAGGCTGTGGCACTCGGCGTCGGCGAACGTGAAGTCCGTGAAACGCACCATGCAGTTCTCGGGCGTCGCCGCATGAGAGGATACCATGACTCCCACCAAGTAGCAGTCATCCTCGTCATATAGTGTGGCCAGATAAGCATTGGTGTTCCGTTTCGTCCAGGCGACCCCGTCGGTACTCGAATAGAAGTTCTGGATGCCGTTAGTGCAAACGATGCGGTAGTACTTCTCGGCTGTCGTCGTCGCGCCGTTTATGCTGTCCGCTCCATACTCCCCCGGGATGCGATACTCCCACTTCGTCGCGCCGTCATTCATAAGGCCTATTTGGGCGTACTGGGTGTATGTTGGGATCCCGTTGGTCGTCCGGCACGCCGTCAAGTAGGCGGCATCTCCGCTCGACAGTCCATTCGGGTACTCTATGACGATGCGGACGTCCCAGTTGAGCCCTCGAATCTTCTTATAGAAGAAGCTCGAGGTGTACTCGTAGCTCCCCATGTCATAGTAGCCCCAGCGAGAAGCCGTCGCGCCGTGCTTGACGTCAAAGGCGTTCGCGGTGGGTCCGCACACCTGGGAGTAGTCGAGGTACCCGAGCCCGCGAACATTCCAGCCCCAGAGGAGCTCTCGGGGCGTCGTGTCGTATGCCCCCGGGTCGTAGAGCGTCCCGGCGAGCATGTCTTGCGTGCGGTCGGCCGAGAAGTCGTCGCCCGGCTGGAATACCTTCAGGACGGTCCCATGGACCAGGTTTGTCATGGTCGGCAGGCGGCCGTTGAGTTGCTCGGTTGCGAGCCACGATCCGCCACACAGGGCGATGCCCTTGTACATCACGTCGTTGTTAAGCCGCTCGTTAGTCGAGCCGAGGTAGGAGGTGGAAACCTCGTAATCTTCGTCGTCTAGCGTTAGTCGCGTGAGCTTGATGTCATAGATTCCGATGGGGAGCCCAATAATCGAGACCATCTTCTCGTACTGACTGCGCGTCTGTGCCGAGAACTTCACCGTGTCCCACCCGGCGAATGCGCCACCGCTCCCGTTAACGCGGTACTCGACCTTGATCGCAACCTCGTATTGTCGGAATGCGCCGCTGACGTCATGGCTGTATAGCCCCTGAGGGAACCTAAAAAGGAGGTCGATCGCCTGAACCTCTCCGCGGGTAACGATAGTTTTGTCGTCCTCGTAGCGGAGCTCGGGGTCGATGCTATAGTCGCTCGCCTCGTGATACTCAACCGTATCCTGGAAGCCGCGAATAAGGCTCTGGTCCCAGCCGCCGCGGCGATAGTAGACCTCAAGCTCCTTGTACTCGTTCGCCGGATTCTCGTTGACGAGAAAGTCGGCGGGGACAGAGGCTCCGTTCAGGATGCTCATCCCCGTCGCCGGATCGTAATAGGTGTCCCGCGTCTGACCAGAGATGGCACTTATGGGCCCGGCGCAGAGTCCGATCAGGAAGCTCAGGTAGCTCTTGTTTCCCTCGGGTATTGTCACGAAGGTCGAGAGATACTGACCCGCAACGCGGTGGCGGCCGAAGACGAGCGGGATCGGGGTCCCATTCTGGGTCGTGTTCTGGACCCCGTCCCAGCTATAGGTCGGGCTCTCCTCGGTATTATCGTAGAGCTTGTTGTTGAGCTTTGGCCTCGGCGTCAACGCCTGGAGCGCGAAGCTCACGCCGGTCGAGACGATGGTAATCGCGAGGCCTATCAGGAAAAGCGTCCCAGGCTCTCCCGGGATCACGCGCGCAATAAACTGGTCTCCCTCCCGCCTGCAGATAAGGCCGAGGATCTCCTCGTAGCGGTTATATGCCTTCCCGTTCCAGATGACCTGGAGTTGGTCATGGGGCAGATCGAGCGGCAGAAGCTCGGCGATCGGCGTCCCGACCGTGATCGGGATCGTCTCAAACTTCTGCGGCGCGAGCAGGTTCCGGATGACCTTAAGCTCCGGCATATCGGTACGCCTTCAATAGTCTGCCTCTGACCCTTCGCAGCGGCTCCGAGACGACCCCGAACTGCGACGTCGCATGGAGGATCCGCTGCCCGCCCACATAAACGGCACAATGGACGGCGCACTCCCCACCGTTCCGCGACAGCAGTAGAACGTCGCCCGGCTCTGCGGCGCCCGCGACCTCCAACCATTCGGCCGTGATGTTCGGCCCGAAGACGTCTGCCGCTGCGTCCTTGCCCTCCCGGGGGTCCCACTGGTACTCCAATGGGTCTGGGATCGTGACCCCGCGAAGCGCGTGATAGGCCCTCACAATGCCCCAGCAGTCGAGGCCGGAAAGGTCTCTCCCGCCCCACTTGAAGGGGACCCCGATGAGCTTAGAGTAGTCGACCGTTGGGCAGCGCAGGGCAGCCTCCATTGTGAATCGTGTTCTTGTGGTTCTGGCATCCGTTCGGCCCGGCGTAGCTGTAGTCACACGTCAGAAACCCACCCGCCGTAAAGCGGATAAACCAGAAGTTACACTGGACCGCAAGCGCCTGATATCCACCGCTATACCAGGACCCGATGCCGACGCGCACCGACCCCTCCATGTTGTCGTTGGTAACCTCCCCCTCGGCGGCCCACTCAAGATCGGAATACCAGTTTCTGCTATAAAACCTGAACACGTTTCCAACGCGGGCGATTCTCCAGTAGGAATGCCCCTCGGAATAAGGTTCTATGAGTTCTGCGTCTGAACTTGAGGCGTCAATAGTGTTCCGTGTGATGATATGGTCATAATCGAGCCCCATATACCCGAGCCAATTGTCGGGGGTCCCGTCGCTCTGGACCATAAAGATGGGGCCAGACTCGTCGGCATACCCGTACATCGGCGCTTTGATGTAGCAGTCGAAGTCGCCATCGATGAGCTTATAGACGTAGGGCCCGTCGCGTGCCGAGTTATTCCAGTCGAGTGCGCCCTCGGTGTCCTTGCAATAGACGACGAACTGCCCGCTGCCTTGCTCCCCTGGGTCACGCCGAGGGGAGTCGTTCGTATCGCAGAGAGCGGCCCCCGCCATATTGGTGGCGTACCAACCATAGAGGCCCTCCCCGTCGCCCTGCTGGAAGAAGTCCTGCTCGGTGACCTCGCCAAACTCGTCTCCCAGGTAGGCGCAGTGCTCGTCGCGATAGAAGAACCGGCAGCGGTCACGAACGAACCGTTGCCGCGGGATCTGGATCGCGAAGAGGTCGTCGTGCCCAAGCTCGAACGAGGCGGCAACGACGATCGTCGAGACTTTGTTAATCCGATAGGTGAACGTCAGGACGTCCGTCGTCACGTCGAGGTGGCCGCGATTGACGACATAGAGCGTGACCTCGCGCCCCAGGAGGAGGTCCTGTTCGAGGTACGAGGAGATCTCCCGGCTGACATTCGCGACCGACAGGGCGAGGCCCTGAATCTTACCCGAGACGTCCTCCCCGACCGGTTCGAGTGTCGCGGGAAACCGAGTCCAGAGTTGCCCGTTCCATGTAACGTCTTGGGGATAGATGGCGAGGTATCGAGTGGTTGTGTCGTCGATGTCGATTTCGAGCAGCCAGATCCAGGGGTGGGCCAGGTACTTCTGGTTCTTCGCGAGGATGAGGGCCGGGTTCAGGGTCTTCACTCGAAGAGTTCCTCCAACTCGCAATCGAAGGCCCAGGTGTTCGGAGTCACGCGGCTCTGCTCAAACTCGTCCGAGAGGAAGTGGACGAAGACGTCCTCGTCGAGCGTGTTCTCAGTAGGGGTCGGATCCCCGGACTCGCTATACCCTCCGGAAGGCTCCGTCCAGGTCCCTCCGCTGGTCGCAATCGCCCCTGACTGCTTATACAGGGTGCCCGACGCAGGGCCGACATAGACGTTGGCATAGGCCACATTGGGCGGGAAATAGGGCACGGTCACGGTTGCGAGCCGATTCACGGCGACGATCAGAGCGCCCGCCTGCGACGGCTTCGTCTCGGCACCCTCAGAATCGCACCAGGTGTAGGCGGCGTAGACCGTATGCTCGTCGAGCGTCCCCCCGGCCTCCGAGGACACGTCTGGCGGGCAGTAGGGGTCGGCACAGGCGTCCGCCGGGTTGAAGTAGAAAGGGGTCGCCGATCCTAGGTGGTCGCGGTGGAAAGACCGGAAGATGTCGTACTCGCTCCGCGGCGCCGTGGCCCAGACGAGTTTCCAGTAGCGACGTCCGCGTTCCGCCTTCGCGCGGAGCTGGATGTCGCCGGACTCGAACTCTGTCTTCGCCGTATCGTACTTCGCCTTCTCAGTGTAGACGAGTTCGGGGTTGAGCGGGAATGTCTGGTACATCAGATCCTCCTGTGCGCGGAGCGGTAGGAGGGGGAACTCTGCGCCATCTCAGTCGTTATGGCCTCAACACGTTTCTTTGACTTCACGAGCCAGGCCTCGAACGTCGTCGAATCGATGGTTTGGATGTTCCAGTTGTTGACGACCGTCGTCCCCTGGCCCATTCCGCCGCGGAGATCGACGGGGATGGCGCGCCCGTTCGGAAGAGGGACGACGGCCTCGGCGCCCCTTTCGGCGATGATGGCCCTCGTTGGCTTCGTGCGGATGCCACCATATTGCATCGCGTCCCAGACGAGGTCGGGAGCATCGGATCCGGTTTTATACTCACCCGTCGCTCCGCCGCCAATTGACAACGCCAAAGAGGCGACCCCCTTGATAATCCCGAGCATCATCATCTGGGAAGCGAGCTCCGAGAGGGCCTTGGCCAAGTCCTTGAGGAACGCGATCAGGTAGTCCTTGAACTTCCCGAAGTCGTTCGTCAGGGCCCCGAAGATCATGTCGCTGAAGAAGTTCTGGACTGAGCCGAGGGCGTCCTGGAAGAACCCCTTCGTGAGGACCGCCACGCTCTTGAGCTTATTCATGTACTCGTCGATGGCGCTCTCGCCAGCCTTCCAGAACGCCTTCGCCGTGTCCCCGTGCGCCTCGTAATAGAGGATAAGGTCTTCGCTTCGTCGCCGCACATCATCGAGCTTCTGCTGCTTGTCCGTGAATTCGGCGTAGCCCTTTGCGCCTTCAAAGGTCGTGAACGTCTCCGGCATGAGACGCATGAGCTCGCGCGCGTCCTTCCGCATCTGGGCCGCGAGATCACGCCGCTGCTGCTCGATCTCGTCCAGTGCTTGCGATTCCTCGATGAGGGCGACCATTGCCGCATCGCCCATTTCTCCGTAGATTTCAATCAGGGTGTCGCGAGCGCGCAGCAATCGATTCCGTCTATCGATCTCGTCCTTTGCGGAAAGGAAGCCCGTGATGTCTCCCTTAAACGGCTTGTTGAACAGGGCTTCGAGGTCGGCGCGCATCTCTATGGCGCGGTCCAGGAACTTCTGGTCGGCATCGGCGTTCTTGTTGAGGGTGGCAACCCATTCCTTTGGCGAGGCCATCGCGGGGAAGATTTCCGTGATTGGGCTCTCGTAGGTGCCGATTGCGCTCCCCGACTCCCGAAGAAACTTTCCGAGCGCACCCTCCTTATCGTTAAGGCCCATCATCTCTTCGTATTGACTGAAGAAGACCTGAAGCTCGGCTTGCGCCCTTGAGAGGGCCCGCTTCATGTCTTTGTCGGTTGGGATCCCGAATGCCTTAAAGAAGTCCGTCGGCTTCCCCTCGTAGCCGGTAAGGGCCTGCCAGTCACGGAGGCGCCCCATGGCCTTCCCGAGTTCCTTGAGCTTCTCTATTTGCTGTTCGATCGCGGCAATGTTTTCCGCCGACTGTCGCCTCCCCTCTTCGTTCTTTGCGTCAGGCGGGCCCCTATATGGCGACCAACCATAATTCTGTGCTGGTGCGCCGAGAAGAAGGGCCTTCTTTTTCTCCAGATCCAAGAGCGCCTGGAGCTCAAACCCCGTCATCTTGGGAAGGAACGTGTTCTTGAAGAAGTCGAGATCCCCCTTCCAGGCTCTGATCCTTGCGGAGTCAACCTTTGCCGCTCCGCCGCTCCGGTCGGCGGTGTTCTGCCGCATCCCCTCGGCCGTCTCCATGACATACTTGAGGATCGAAGCAAAGGTGGCCAAGACCGGCGGCATGGTGTTCGCGGCGAACTCTCCAAGCGCCTTGCCGAAGCTGACCAGGGCGAGCTTGTTGTCTTTCAACGCATCCGACAGCTTCAGAGACAGCTCAAGGAACGCTGGCTTGATTCCCTCGGCGAGCGCCTTCCAGGCGTTCGATGCGGCGACGTGAAGCTGGGAGAACTTCTCGCTGGTCGAAAGAACGTCGACACCGAGCATCTTCATCCGGTCACGCCCCGCCTCAAGGACGGCCGAGCGATACGCCATCATGCGGTCGTTCTCAGTGAAGTCTTTCTGCGCCTTATTGATCGTCCGGGCGTACTTCTCATACGCATCGTTCGCCGAGATCGTGATGCCGATTTCGTCGAGCAGCCGGTCGCTCTGCCGGGCGATTCCGAGGATGAGGCGCTCGAAGGCATTCGAAAGGTCCCACCCCATGGCTTTGCCGAGGCGCCTGGCCATCTCGCTGAACATGGCCATCTCGCCACTACTGCGGATGACGCCGAGCATCATGGCCTTGTTGGCGTAGGCCATGAGGTCCATGTCTGTCACGGTTCCCTTCATAGCCTCCCGCATCCCACGGAGCCCCTCAGAGGCGTTGATGCCCAGGCTCTTCGTGAGGGTCGAGAAGGTATAGGAAAGGTCCTCGCTCTTTTTCATGACGTCGGCCAGGGACTTTACGAAGTACCCGCCGATCCAGGTGACGAAGACGTTCCGCAAGCTGAAGAGGTCGTGGGAGAGCCGCTTGAACGAGGCCCCGAAGGTCGTCGCGAAGGTCTTTGTCTTCTTGGTCGCCGCCGCGGTCGCCTTGTCGAGGCCGCCCATGGCCTGTGTCGCCTCGTTCGCGCCAGTAGTTATGGCTCCGAAGCCGCTGCCCGCGGGCGCGAGCGCCTTGTTGATCTTGGCTGCGGCAGCCTCGATCTTCGAGACGATCTTGTCGAAGTCGGCCGAGAAGCGGTCCTTCAGCGCTACTACGACTTCGAGCGTTGGTTCCGGCACTTTTCCTCCCAGGCCTTCTGCCGGGCTACGACGACTATGTTCGCCGCCTCAAAGAACTGGTTCGCCTGATCCAGAATTCCACCCGCGTCAGGCCAGGTGTGCGACGGATCGATCCAACTAATGAGCCTGACCGTGTGCATGACGTTCGGCGTGAGATAGGTCCTCGGGCACCGTGGCAGTCCGCCCTCGATCCCCGACATGGTATGCCAGAGGGCCGGGTTCAGGATCTCCGTCTTGCAGCCGTAACGCATCTGCCTCGTCTCGTCACAAGTCGCGCAGTCGAGATCGGTCTCCTCGATCCCGACCGCGATCAGGAGTTTTTTTCGTCTTCCTCGGTCAGCTTGGCGGCACCCCAGATCGCGAACGCGAGTTCGCTCTGGTCGTCAGACCCGAGCATGGCGATGATCGCGTCCTTGACCCGGCCGTCCTTTTCCTTCGCGAACTTGACGGGCTTCCCCGCCTTGTCCTCGACGTTGTCCCAGCCAACCAGGCCGCACTTCAGGTTCTCGTAGACGAAGGAACCGACCGGGAAGCCGTACTCGCTGTTCCTGTTCCCCATGAGGTCTCCAATCCTCTTGACCTCGAGGGGGGTGAGCGGCTTCAGACGGAAGATGCTCGGTTTGTCGGTCTCCCGGTCGCGTTCCAACGTGTACTCAAACACCTCACGAGTCGAAACGTGAATCATGGCCCCGTGTCCTTTCTTGGGCGCGTGCGCCCTACGAACAGGTGATGGTTACGTCGTCATCTCCAAGGTTCTTCCGACACGCGAAGGCGAGGTCGTGGGTCGCGGTCCCGTCGCGATCGCCGGTCGGCTTGCTGATGATCTGAATCTTCGGCGCGGCGATGGAGATGATGTTGCCGGGGGTCGCGCCGAGGGTGAACTCAAAGATCCCGAGCGTCGGGGCCGTCATGAACGCCGTCAGGTCCTGCGTCGCGACGGCGACCTGATCGACGTTGATCGTGCCGCGAGGGTTCCGTTGGCCGATCCGGGCGTACTGGAGTCCGTTCGGGGCGTTCGCGTTCTCGCGGACCTTCACCTCGTTCCCCATGTCGAGCGTCACCGTACTGAAGACGGGGTCGCTCCACTGCGAGCCGAAGTCGAGGACGGCCTGGGCGTTGTAGAACTTGTCAGGGAGCGTCGTCTCGAACGTGATCGACTGTTCATCCCAGAGCGCCTTGTCGGTCTCCGAGTCGAAGATCCCTGAGAAGTTGAACTCGGCGTAGCAGATCTGGCCCGAAGTCCAGGTGAAGCTGACGTTACCGCCCGCGCCATAGAGGAACTGGAACTTACCGTCCAGGTTGTAGCCGATCGTGAGCGTCTTCCAGTCTGCCTCGTTCGAACTCGGCGTGTAGATCACGCTGTCCGTGTTCAGGTCCTCAAGGAACCCGCAGGCCTGGAGCAGCCGTCCGAAGACGGGTGCCGTCCCCGGGGTCCCCGAGCCCTTGAGCTCGACCCGGAAGGTGCATGTTGCGATCGGGGCCCCCGGGATTGAGGCCTCCGTACCGAGGGTCGACCGCAGGATCTCGCGGTTGATCTCCTCGGGGGAATAGTCGAACTTGGGTTCGACAACCAGCAGGTTGGCATCGGTCTCAGCGAGCACCTCAGCCGACCCTTTCGTCTCTTCGATCTTCGCTGCGACTTGCGTCTTGCGCGTGAGCACCGTTGCCTCCTGCCGGTCACCCGGCACGTACTGTTGGGTCGGTCCGCTTGTGGCGGTAAACGACCTTGACCTCTATCGAAACCGTCCCGGTGGGCTCGGCGTCGTCGTCGACGCTATCAAGCACCGTCAGGATCTCCGTTGAAATGGCATTCTGATTGCGCTTCTCGTCGGCGAGGAGCGCGCGAGTTATATCCGCTGTCACGTCATCCATGGCGGTCGGGAGGTCATCCATGTCCTGGATCACACAGAAGAGCCCAACCGTCATCGTGCTTTCCGTAACATTGTTGCCCCAGTCCGACTTCTTCTCGCCGAGCGACTCGACGTAGACCATGTCGCGCTGCGCCTCCATGAGGCTCTTGCGCTTGCGCGAGACGGCTCGGAGCGTCCGCTGATAGGCGGGACTTCCGCCCCCCGTCTGCACGGTCTCAAGCGTCGAGACGATGTCGTTGATAATGAGCGTCTTTATCGCTTGAGCCACTTCCGTATCCTGTCTCCGAGGTAGGTTGTAATCTCTACGATGTGTGCCTTGATGTAGTCTCGGAAGAAAAGCTTCTGAGGGATACGCACGCTTCTCGCGAGGTTATACCAAGCCTTCCCCTTGCTGGGTCTCAACTGGAAGTCCTGGAAGTGAAACCCCCTGTCTGCAGGAAGGGTGTCGTAGAGCGAGAACCCGAAACGCGGGCGCCCGCTGCGGAAGACCGCAGGACCAGGGTCGATGGGTATCGCGAGAAACTTCCGCCTGACGGGCCGGATCGTCCGCCCCCCGGGCGTGTCGAGAACGCGCGCGTATTTACACTCAGTCCAGATCCGCGCCATGGCGGTCGCGAAGTCGGTCCCCAACGCATCCTGGTTGCTTCTGAAGGAGTTCTTCAGGTTCCCGGTGCGGTTCCGCACCCCGCCGCCCCCACCGGACATGATCCGCGCCCGCTGGAATCCCTTCAGGGTATCGCGGGCCCACGCCTTCATTGCATCTGGCGCCTGGGAGTTTATCCCGGCAGAGATCGCCGCCATCACCCGGCGGAATGCGCCGAAGTTGATCGCGACCTTCAGGTCTGCCTGGCTTCTTGCAGACATCAGATGCTCCTCAGCTTGTGGAGGTTCAGCGTCTTCTTGACCGACGTCAGGAACCCGACGTCGCCGACGACCGATACCGACCCGCCCTGGGTCGAGACCGCCGTCGCGCCGATGGCCTTGTCCGCCCTGAACTGGAACGCCGTCTGGACGGCGCACGCCTCGGCCAGCCCCTTGAACTCGTCCGACCGCTCGATATCCCCGGCGTCGAGACCCATGCCGCCCCGGTACTTTGCTTCGAGCGCGTAGTCGCCCTCAGTCAGGACGCCGCGGAGGAACCGCAGGACTCCTGTTTCATTGCTGATTCGGTAGTAGTCGTCGGCGACCTCGCTCGCCGAGTCGAACTCCCACTGGGGGTCGTTCCGCACGCTCGTCACGATGATGGGATGGGCCTCACAGCCGAACGCCTTGAGTTGGAAGAACCGAGTCCCCAAGACATCAAAGAGCTGCGTCCGCTCCTTGAACTCGACGCCGCGGCAGAGGTACTTCTCCATGTCGCTCGAAACGGCCGACAGGATGGCCTGGAGCCGCGAGTCGTACTCGACCTGGCCTCCCTTGATCCCGAGGACTTCCTTGACGGCCGTGAGCGTACAGAGGTCCATGTCTCACATCGCCCGGTTCTCGGGCGCCTCGTCGATCATCCTAATGACCTTTGGCGGTCGACCGCGCTTGCGCTTCGCGGGAAGTTCCGGCGGCATTGCCGCAGGAACGAGTTGCGGCGGCCCGGCCTCCTCGGTCTTCGGCGTGATCTCATCGAGCATGTACCGATAGGCCGAGACGCGCTCGTCGGTTGCCGAGAACTCGCGGCCGCCCTTGTAGAAGACATGCTTCACTTTGTCCGCGGGGTACGTGTGTCCCTGTCTCACTCTCCACTGTTTCATGACGAATCCTTTCTACGAGACCCCCGGGGCGGGGTGTACAACTTCCCCGCCCCGGGCGAATCCCTCGAGTGCTTAGCTCGTCGAATCGTTGCACAGGCAGACCGCCGCCTCGTGCCTTGCTCCGCAGTCCATGGTGTACGTGGCCTTGACCTCGATCAAGTTCTTGATCCACGCCTCGCCGCCGACGTCCGTCGCGGCAAGCTCCAACGTGCCCCACTCCGCCACGATGACTTCCGGCATACGAACCAGGAAGACATTGGCGAGTGCCGTTCCGTTGCCCTTCGTGTTGGTCGTCGACACCTGCGTCGACTGGTACACCGGGTAGCCCAGAAGCTGCTCGGGTGCCCCGACCGTCGGGTTCGGATTGATCAGGTACTTGTAGGTACCCGACTCGGTGACGAATTGCCTGATCGCGTTCCAGGTCCTCGGGTGCATGATCCAGACGCGACCGCTCCGGCCCACGTTGTCGTTGTTGAGCTGGAAGTCCATCGCGTAGATGTCGGGCGGCGAGAAGGCCGCGCCGTTCGTCCCGAGTTCCCAGGTGTTGATCGAACCCGTGTTTGCAAGCCCCGTCGGCTCGCCCGAGCTCCCGGCGCCTTCGAGGATGGCGAGGTCGACCGCGAGCGCGATGCTCGTCGCCAGGTCCTCGCGGAAAAGCTGCTCCGCCGCGACGGCGTTGTTCTGCGCGAAGAACTGAGACATGTTCGACCGCGCGATACACCAGTGCGGGTTCAACGGAAGCTGCCCGGCCGTGATGTCCGTCGGGGTGAGTTCCTCGCCCTGGTTGATCCAGTATGCCGTCGACCCGGAGGTCTTCTTCGGGATCTGGACGGGCGACCCGGTCGCCTGCAAGAACCGCGCCCCGGCGGCGCGACAGACGATGTTCGCCTGGAGAAGCTCGATGAACTCCGCAGGCAGGAAGTCGACCGCGACCCAGTACCCGCCCCCGCTACCAGAGGCCCACGTCATGGTCCTCTTGCGCGACTCTTCGAGGATGGCCGATTCGAGCGGAGCATCGGACCACTTCCTGTCGATCATGGCCAGGAAGTAGCGCATGAAGGAGAACTCGTCCTTGTGCAGGCCGTCCGTATAGCGGTGGAACCGCTTGCGGTTGTCGTCCTGGATCTTGAAGGCGATCGACTTGTAGTCGATCGGAGTCGTGAGCCCCGTGGTCACGATGCCAGCGCCTTCGGGGGTGACGAGCCGGGGCTGCTGCCTGCGCACCTCCAGTATCTCGTCGTGGAGCGGCTTCACGGCCGCCTCGGCCGCACCCTTGAGGAGAGCGGACAGCTCTTCCTTCGTCAGGGTGATGCCCGTGTTCGTGTTTTCAGCCATTGTCCTAACCTCCTAATCAGTAGACGGTGATGCCCTCGGGCTGCGTGAGTCCGATTCCGGTCTCCGTCTTGGGTGGCTCCGTCTCCGCCGTCGCTCCAGAGGCCTCGCCTGCAGGCTGCGCGTCCCCCTGAGGGGCCGGTTCCGCATCTTTCCCTGTCGACGATGCTTGTGCGTTTGGCGCCGGGGCGTCCTCGACGTCTACCTCGATTGGTTCTTCGCTTTCCGCGAGGATTCGTTCCATGAGGCCATCGACCTCCTCGTCGAGGAGATCGAACGTATCTTGATCCCATTCGCCGAGGACTTCCTCGACGCTCTTTGCCAGATCCTTATGACTTGAAAGCCAGCTTTTCGCCGACGCCAGGTCCCATTTGTCGGCCACGGGGAACCGAAGGCTCTGAACACTCATCGCGTCCTGCCCCTTCTTCTTCCCCATGACGGAGAAGACGCGGGGCTTCTTCTTCTGGATGGCGACCCGACGGAGGCTCCCCTGATCGAACAGGCTCGGGTCCTTCACCCGGTACCGGATCTCCGAATACCCCTCCTGGAATTCCCAGCCGCCGCGGGCGGCCCAGAACTCCATGGGGATCCACATGCCGCTGTTGCCGTCGCCAAAGGCCTGGTTGTTGCCTTGGAAGTACCCGTGGACGGCCTCAGGCACGTTCGACCGCGTAATCCGGCTGAGGTCGTTCGTCATTCGCCAGGCCTCAAGGACGTAGGCCATCTCGTCGGGAACCAGGAGCCCCTTCTTCATGGCGTCCTGGAGCGCCTCGGGGTTCGCCGGGACCGGGCAGAGCGAGTACTCAAGGAGTTCCTTCCTGAGGAACTTCCGGCCGAGGTACTCGTCGCGACGGTTCTTCTGCCGCTCCTCGTTATCCTCCGTACTCTCGGGCAGCCGCTCGGAGTCGATCGCCCGGAACCCGACCGAGCCGCACTTGATGAACCCAAGGCGAGCCATGTCGAAGGTCCGGTGGGCGATCGGATGGTCGACCGAAAGCGGCACAAACTCGACATCGAGCTTCCAGCCCTTCTTCCCGTTGACCTTCCCCTTGTAGATCTTCAGGCCGCGGCCAACCTGGTGGTCCCCGTAGCCGTGAGCCCAGAGGACGGGGGCGCCCGTGGCGATGAAGTTGTCGAACTCCCAGCCCTCGAGGGGGATCTCATCGCCCATGCGGTCCTTGATCGGCGTCGTCATCATGAAGGTCAGGACCCGGTTGTTGTCGACCGGGCCGGTGACGTCGCAGGTGAAAAAACTGCGCTCTTCGACTGCTGACTTATTTGGCATCACGAACCTCGTTTCGGTTGTCGTTGTCCTTGGTCTCGATCGCCGCGCTGTTGGTTAACAGCAGCAGCGGCAGCGGCAGCAGCCGTCGCATTGGTTGCGTCGGTTGAAGCGATGTCTATACGTCTGCTCATGTCGTCCATGCGGCGATCGAGCACGTCCATGCGTTTGTTGAGCGCATCGAGTTGGGCGCCGAGGGTGTGGGTCGCGCCGATATTGGTAGCGATAGAGACTTTGATCTCGGTACTGATAGTGAGGATCGCCTTGACGGCTTCGCGGAATTCGGTGTTTGCCGACGCTTGTATGTCGGTGAATTCTTTATGGTGCGCGCCGCACCGGGTTTCCCATAGTTTCTGTTGATCTTCGAGGTTCTTGATGCGATTGCGCATCGCACCCCAGACGACGGCGATCCCGCCGAACGAGCCGAGGAAGCCGATGACGATCGCTACGTCGCCGAGCGCCGTGGTCGTTATGTCAGCAAGAAACATGGGTTATGCGTGTCCTTCGTTTCTGGCTTTATCAGCCAACATCCGCACGGTGTTTAGTTCTTTACGCAACGCAGAAAGGTCTTCGCTGATTGAGATATGCTCGTGCTTTCGGGTGGCGAACTCGGAGGCGACTTCGTTTTGCCACGCGATGATCTTGTCCATAACCGAGGCAATGTACCGAGCGTCGGTTGCTATTTTCATGAGGCCGAAGGACATGATGATGGCGACGAGGATCGTGATCGCCGCGTTAATCGGCACCCAGGTCTGAAAGGTTTCTACGCCTGCAAGGTTGAACATCATGGTGTGCGTTCGTAGACAGGGGCCAGGGAGCAACGGCAGTTGATCACTTCTTCCGGCGGGCCGTCGATGTCGCCGGGGAACTTACACCCATTGGGAAACGTCGCTCCCATCGGGAACGGCCCGATGGCCATGTTGTAGTTGTGTGTATCCCTCACGCGTTCATCCATGGACGTAATCCACTGGACCTTCTCGACCCCGGCCGCGGCATACGATTCGTATTCGACGCCGTTCACGACCTGGGCGATCTCAGTTCTCGCAATCGTCAAGGCCCGAGCTCGGTTGCCACGAACGACGTCGACCAGCAAGTCGGCGACCTTCTCGACCTCAAGCCCTTCCTGTTGCGCCTGGAGAAGCGCCCGGCGAACGGCGCCACGGAGGCGGATCCCGTTTATATTCTCTACGACCTTCGATACCTTGGCCTCCAGGAACTCGACGATGCCTCGGGACGTCGGGTCGTAGCGGTACGCGATTCCAAGCTTCGCGAGTTCGGCGTCGATGACCGGCCGAATCTCTATCGTGATCGACTCGAAGACCGAGCGGGCGATGCGTTCGAGATCCTTATCGAAGGACAGGGGGAGGGTGATCTCGGCCTCGGTGACGCCCGCGAGCCCGCCCTTCGCTGCGGCCCCCTTCCTGAATGCGGCGAGGATCCATATCTTCGCCTTCCAGAGATAATTCCGAAGGCGGGACGTAAACGACTGCTCCGACTTCTGCCACGCCTTTGAGACGGCCAGTACGTGTGCCCGGTGCTCGGGTGAGTTAGGCGTAAGGGTCTGGAATCCACGTTCAACACCAGCACTGGTGCTGCTTTTTGCAGGGGGTCCATCGTCTGCGTTTTCGTCAGGCACTGGGGGTGCCTTCGGTTTTTTCTCGGCAGGGGGGGGGTTCGGGTCGGGCTCGTTAGGATCCATTGAAGGATCCAGGACGTTATTCCCGGGGAGCGGAGCACCAGGCTGCGTGAAAGGCACGTCGATCGGGCGCAGGTTCACCGGAACATAGCCCACGTCGCCGCCTTCGATTTTCGGGTATCCGAGCTTCAGGACCGTGTTGATGAGGTTGAACGGGACGCCCATGCGCCACGTCTTGTCGGCCCGTTCAATCTTGACCGTGTAGTCGTCCTGGAGCATCTCGATATTCGCGTAATCGAAACGCCCCTCGCACCTCGCCGGGACCCCATTGGCCCCGCGAAGCGGGATATAGAACTGGCTGATCAGGGTCTCTTCCATCAGCTTGTGGATCGGCATTATGGTGCCCTGGAAATACATCTTGAAGGTCTCGGGCGCAGTCGCCTTCTGGATCTGCTCGTAGAGCGAGATCTCGCTCGGCGGGACCCTGAAGATGGCGAGGATCTGCTTCCTCGCGTCATCCATAAGCTCGATGAACTGGAGGGCCTCGAAGCTGATTGTGAGCGGCGTATATTCGACCTCGCCCTTGAGGACGAGGGTCTTCAGGGCCTTGAGCTCACCCGAGGGGTCGAAGCCGACATGCCGGTCCTCGAACCGCTTCCGGTAGCTTTCGAACTCGACATCGCCGACCTCCTCCTTGATCGAGAGGACGCCGCCCGGCGAGGCCCCGTTCTTGAAGAACGCGCGGACGAAGGCCGAGGCGATCCAGTGCTGTTCGACCGCCTTCATGGCGGCCTCAAGGGGCGCCGTGCCCCACATGGTGTCACCGGCCGGGAAGAGCGAGAACCAGATCACCTGGCACGGCAGGAGGTTGATCGTCTTCTTCCAGTTGTCGGCGGTCGGGTGGAAGATCCAGCGAACGATCTCCATCCTGTCCTTCGCCCAGACAGCCTCGAAGCGGTCTTGATTGAAGGCCCAGGCCTCGATGGGGATCTGGGTTGGAAGCGTCCGGTCGAGGATCCACAGGCAGTTCCCCTTGAGCATGAGGTTCGCGGCCGTCGCCTCCCAGAGGCGCGTCGCGCTCCAGAATTGGTTCGGGTGCTCGAAGAAGTCGACCAGGTCCCCCTCGGTCATGGCCTTGCTATCCGTCCCGCCATCCCGTTGCTGGAAGGGGACCATGCCGGTGCGCTTCATGATCGAGTCGACGCAGCCGAAGACCCAGCCGTTCTGGATGAAGGGGCGAGAAAGCGGCCCAGCGTCGTTGGGGAGCTTCGAGAGGGCCCAGGTACGCTGGACGGCAGGGACGTTCGGCGACATCCGAACGACGTCGTACCCGGTCTTCCTGAGGAGGTAGCGGATTACGCCCATGCTCACCACTCCGTTATCTCAATCCGCGGGCGGACGACCGCCTGCATGGCGTTCGCCGTCGCGTCGACATAGTCATCGTGGCCCCGCCCCTCACCGTCGAACGACAAGAACTCCTCGATATATGCTTGGTTCCAAGCTCCGGGCGCGATGAACATCTTGCCCTGCTGGAGCCTGCTCGCGATCGGGAGCGCATAGGACGTCTTGTCCGTCAGCCGGTCGATGCTCTTGATCGGGTGGCCGACAAGGACGTCGCGGATGTCCTGTAAGCTCCCGAGCTGGGCCCCGACCTTCTCGACGGCCTGAATGACGCTTGAGCCGTCGCCGCGCGCGACGTCGGCAACCATCTGCCGCGCCTGCGGCCAGGGCCACTTCCCGTGGACGACGTTCAGGACCCAGACGTCGTTTGTGGCCGTCACCCCGAGCTTGACCCCGCAGGTGTAGTCGGCCTTCGTCTTCGTCGAGTAGGCGAGGTCCCAGCCGCGGACGAAATACCGCCAATTCTGGGGCGGCTCCTTGATGACGAACCACTCCTTCTGGAAGAGGTCGCCCTCGGGGTCTACGAACTCACCACCGGCCTCCTGCTTGTAGAAGAAGCCAGTCCCGTATTCATGGGCAAGCCGGGCGGCGAAGTCGTCGGGCAGGAACGGGTTGTCCTGGGTGGCGCTCTTGACGATGGCGAAATCCGGGTCGTTTGAGTCCAGGAACTTCTTCGCCAGCCAGTGGGAGCGCCCGCAGGGGGTCGTCGTCAGGAAGAGGACCCCGTCCTTGAACTGCCGGAGCCGGGCGACCAGGATATTCCAGGTGTACAGACCCGCCTCGGGGTCCCCCGTCCCCCACTCCCGGACCTCGTCCGCCCAGATCCAGCCCGCCGAGAAGCCCCGCAGCTTGTCAGGTTTGTCGGCCGACCGGCAGTAGACCTTGGTCCCGTTGATGAGATCCCCCGAGTCCTCGGCCTTGTTGTAGCTCCGGAGGTACCTCGGGGATTCACCCGGCCCGATGGCGTACTTGAAGAACGCCGGGAGGAGCAAGTCGTGGAGCATGGGGTAGGTCGGCGCCACGAGCAGGCCGACCGACCGGCGACGCCCGCCCTCGATGATGGCCTTGAGGGCCCCGGCGATGGTCTTCCCCGACCCGACACCCCCCGTGTAGGCCACGTAGCGGGTGCGGATCCGCGCGAACTCGTACTGTGGCACCGAGACCGGCCAGCAGACCTCGCCGTCCTGGGAAAGCGCCAAGGCCCGCGCCGCGTCCTCCCGCCGCTTGACGACCATGAGACGGATCGGAGGGCCCTGCCTGGAGTCGGGATGCTGGGGGGCCTCGTTGGGCCCCAGGAAGCCCGGGAGGTCAGAGTCCATGTCGAGGGTAGCCGTCCCTGGGCCCGCTCCCGCGGAGGCGTTTTCATAATCCGGCGGCCCTGGGGACTGACGTTTCCGTCCCATCTGTGGGCCAACAAATACCAGGAATTGGGGCTGTGAATAGGGGCACTGCCCATTCCTGGGAAATAATTCGGAATTTACTGGAAATTCCTCGCAATGGGCGGTAAAACGTTGCCCCAGGTTGCAGCATTGCGGGCGTCAGCGAACAACTCACACCTCAACTGCACCAACAGTCCCCCCGCGGGACGATCTGGCCGTCGCGATGACGCCTACGCCGGAGTGGCCGAGCGCGACCGGGTCAACACCAACCGCGGGGGGGCAACCGGCCCACCTTGAACTCCACCTTCTTTTCCACTTCACGAAGTGCCCCGCCGGGGGGCCTTTTTCGTTCAAAACACTAAGTTCGCCTTAACATTGGACTTATGCCTCGTTCATTTTGGGAAAAGGGCCAAACCTAGATTTCGGCACAATTTCATAATCGGCACAAAACGTCACAAGTCAAGCGCGCGGGCAGCGTTACGAAAATCTTTAGCGCTCCGTTTTGTCAAGAGAAATCTCTACAAAAAACTTCATGGGACCCTAGGAATAAGGACTTATGACTTTTGGTTTGTGCCGAAACTCAAGTTCATTCACAGCTAAACCGTTAGGGCGTTTCCGTAAATGGCGGTTGTGCCTTCGGTTGGATCGTGTTTGAGTTTTTTCTTGCAAAGCACGCGAAACCCGATCACACTCAGAGCGCCAGGCGCGATGGTAAACCCTCAGCCGTAGCGCAGCGGAGGCTCCGTCCTCAGTCTCCGGGCTCCCCCGTTTTCCCGCCCCCAAAGGGGGCCTCGGACGCGAACGCCAAAATCGGCTGCAGAAGATGCGAAAGAGGCCAAATGAGCGAAATGAACATCGCCGAGTTGCCAAAACCCCCGTCCATGCCAATCGAGGTGCTGAAGGTCGAGGCGAAGAACGGGCCAATGCCGCTTGCCGCCATAGCGACCGTCAGGCTGGGTTCGTTCGAGCTCGAAGGGGTCCAGTTCTACATGGGCGCCACCGGAGCCCTTTGGGTTGGATTCGGCGACAGCCTTCGCGATGAAATCTCGGCCGCCATCAAGGCAAAGTACGAGCGGCCGGGGCTTTCGGAAGAAGAGGCCGCCGCGGCCGCGCTCGTGCCGGATGACCTGCCGTTTTAGACCTAAGCCAACCCGCCCCCAGCAAACCTCCGAAATCGCTCAATTTTCCTGTTGACGCGCCCCAAAGCTGTGGCATAATCATGATCAACAGGAGGCACCATGGCAGAGAGACCGAAACCGCTCAGGCTTGCGCTGTACGAGTTCCGAACGGCCCTCACCCGGATCTGCCGGGAGTGGGACCCGCCAATCATAGAGGTGATGAAGGACGGCGAGGTCATCGGCGTCTTCGTCCGAGCGAAAGAGGCACGCGCCGCAGGACTTCTTCCTAAGGAGGGAGAATGACCGAAAAAGACGAGGGTCTCTTTCAGGTCATCGTTACCAAGCTACGGCCGATTGACGGCCGCGGGTCCTGGCTCGCCGTTGCCGAAGTCGCGATTGGAGACATCCTGATCGACGACTGCAAGCTGTTCGGGAAGAAGGACGGAGAGCTTTGGGTCGCCGGTCCGTCGCGGGAGTACACCACGAAGGCTGGCGAGAAGAAGTATGTTTCGCTCGTGACCTTCTCGGGCGATCTGAAGGATGCGGTGCGCGACGCAATCGTCGCCGAGTACAACCAAAGCGTCGTGCCCGACGACGGGAATGCGGCGCCCCCGGGCGACATGCCTTTCTGAGAGGAGGAGTAGCATGGGACAAGGCATACTACTTCGGCTGAGAGTGATTCTCGAAGAGCGCCGACAGAACGAGCGGTACCTCGAGGCCCAGAAGACGTGTAAGCAGGCAATCGCGGAAGTCGACCGCGAGAACCGGGGCCAGGCCGCCGCCGCCATCGGACTCGTCTTCTGCTTGACCATCTTCATCGGCTCCCTCATCGTAACCGCCATCATGTACGCCATGGGCTGTGCTTTTGAATGAAAGGATAGGTCATGAAGAAGTTGTCGAAGAAGCGGGCGCGGCAAAGAGCGCGGGCGGTCGGCTCCGCGCTCGAGAAAATCATGAAGCGGCTCAACTTCAAACAAGCGAAGTCGCGGAAACGCACCGTCTACGTCGACTACCCGGTCTACAAGCCGAAGGCGTTCAACTGGGAAGCGCACTCGGCAAACGGAGACATCCTCGCCAAGGGAGAGATCGAAGACTTCAGGTGGAACTCGCGACACAAGCAATACCGGCCCTACGGGACAACGGTCGACCGTTGTGTCCACGGCGGCGAGATCGCCGAACTCATCATCCGAAACATCAGAGGCACTGTCGTCCTCAGACTCAAGGCGTACTCCCGCAAAGAGCCCGTTCCGGCGCGAGAAGAGACCGCCATGACTATCTCATCGCGGTTCCTCTCGGACGGCGACACGATGGGCGTTGAGAACGTCTACCTCGACGGGCCTATCTTCCAGCAGATCGCCGAGGCCTATCAGAAATACTTCAACCTCAACTACCGACTCACCCATAAGTACGTCGTCAACTGCGTCGGCCTCCTGACCGCACGCGTCCCGAATAAGTGGAGCAAACGACGATGAAAAACACCGAAGTCGAATACGAGAGCTGGACGACCGAGGTGGGGTATATCGCCACCATCATCTTCCGGCGCCTGTCCTCGCCGCACAAACTACCCGAGCCCCTTGAGACTGGGTACTGGTGCGGGTATGTCACAATCCCCGAGAAGCATCCTCTCAGTGAGAAGCGCGACGTCCCCGACCACGTCGGCCGGTGCATCACCTTCGCCGACATGGAGACAGACGGCTGGACGTTCGGCTTCCACTATGGGGACATCTTCGACGACCCGAGCATCTTCAACCGCGAACACGCCAAAGCCGAATGCGAAGCCTTGGCCGCAGAACTGAAGGTGCGAGGATGACGCTCGAGGAGGCAGAAGCATACGGGGCCCTGAAGCAGGCCTGTGAGGCCGCACGCAGAGACGTCATTGAGCTCAACCAGCGGCTCGCCAAGCTCGCCGTCTATGGCAGCATCCTCAAGTCGGCCGTCAGGAAGATCAAGGAGGTCGTCGAGGACGAAGGGGTCGAGGTCGAGATGAAGCTCCGCGTGATCGGCGGCATTGCACTCAGGGCCGCGACATACGACGAGCTGGTCGCCGCCTGGAAGGGGCCCCCGGAGCCGCCCGCGCCCGCCCCCGCCCCCAAGGGCGAGCCCGTAGAGATGGTCGAGCTCCCGCCGGACCCCCCGCAACGGCCCCAGCCCGACCTCGAGCGGCCGACCCGGCCCCAACCGCCGCTGGCGGCACCGCCGCTGGCGGCACCGCCGCTACCCGTTCCACCCCCAAACGAACTCGTGAGTAAGGGCGGGGCCGTCGTGGAGAAGAAGAGGAAGCATCGGCCATGACGCGCGACAACGTCCCCGACCTCCCCTTCGGTGAAGGCGCCGCGTACGCCCGCGGCGACGACCCCGATACATCGCACGAAGCCGCCGACCAGATGCGCGGCCGGAAAGCCTCCGCCCTTGAGACTCGCGTCTACGAGGCCCTGCGGAACCTGGGCGGCTTCGGAACCTCGGAGGAGGTTGCAGACCACCTGGGCCTCGACCTACAGTCCATAAGCCCGCGGTTCTGCCCCATGGAGACCCTCGGGCTCATTCGGCGAACGACTCGACGGAAGGCCGGGAAGTCGGGCCGACAACGCATCGTCTGGGAGACACGGAACGGCGCCACCCCAGGGAGGGCGCCCACAGAAAGCCTCAAGGAGGAAGAATGAGCAGCATCGTCATCCAGTGCCAAGCCTGCGGAACCGGGCTCATGGTCTCCGGGAGCGTCCTCTTTCCCTCGGACAACGCCCTTCTCTCTGTCTCCCCGTGCCCGAAGTGTAACTACGAAAATCCGACGCAGGCAGAACTCAGCGCCCGCGGCGACGACCTCACGAGACGTCGAGCCGCGATGCAAGAGAAGCTCGAGGAATACCGTAAGGACAAATTCGAGCTCATCGAAAGCCGCAATAAACTCATCGAGCTCGTCCACGACATGATTGAGACGATAGAAAAGGCCGAGGTGCGCCAGGGGCACGTTGTCGTTCTCAGAAACGGGATCACCTACGAGTGGAAGGCGCGGCAACAGAACGCCACGTTCGGAGAGAAGAAGGCATGAAAGAGACACCCCTCTACGTCATCGAGGCTTGGTTCGGCGCACCCGCCGATGGGGCCTGGGGCCCCCTCCCTTTGACTCCCCACGGCGTCGGCGTCAGCCTCGACAAGCACGCCGTCGAGAAGCTCCGCGTCAAACTCAACCAGGTCATGGCGGGGGGCCGCAAGTTTCGCATCGCCGTCTACGCCCGGAAGGAGGAACCCGATGCCGGAAGCAAGCACTGCGCCAGTGGCGCCTGAACCCTGCCGTTGGTGCGGGGGCACCGCCGGGGCCGCGGGTACCGACTGCATCTGCACCGTCTGCGACCTCCAGAAGCAACTCTTGCGCGTCACGGGCGCCCTCATGTCCATGGTCAACCAGTTCTTCACCACCGGGAAGGATGGCCGCATCTCGCACTCTTTCATGTCTGCCGAGGAAGAGGCCATCGGTGTCCTCCTCGACCTCGGACTCGCCGAAGAGGCCCCACCCGGCAAGGTCTTCTGCCGACTCAGGTGGGACAAACTCGGGCAGGAGGACGCATGAGCGGACAACTACTCGGCGTCCACCATTACGTTCTTCGTGACAACGGAAGGTTCGAACAATACCAATGCCACGGATTCAAGGACGCCACGACGGGGATGAGCGCCACCGGCGAAGGTGAACGCTGGATCGCAGTCGATACAGAAAGGACGGAATGAACATGAACCACGAATTGGGGCTGGTACGCAGTTGGAAGCGACAGCTACTGCAAAGCGTCGGCTGGTACCACGGCGAAACCGGCGTGTTCCGCTGGGAAGGCTGCCTACTCTGTGGAACCACCGAACGACCAGTCTTCAAGACGCAAACGTGCTACAGATACCGAGACGAAGAACTTAAACCAGCCTTCATTTGTCGCGACTGCATAGAGTACCCACCGAAGACAGAGGAGACAAAAGAATGAGCGATAAGACCGTCGAGCAACGGAAGGGAAAAGAGTTATTGTCGAAGGCGATAGACGACCTGGCTGCGCTGTTTCAATACGGAGCACTACAGTCTTGCACTGACCCAACCGGGTTGCTTGAAGACGCAGCAGAGGAGATCACAACGCTTCGCGCAAAGTGTGATCGACTGAAGAGAACGTTCCGAAAGTTTGCCGCAGCACACGACAACCCCGCCGAGATGGCGTTTGCTGAGTGCTGTATCAATGAAGCCGAGGAGGGAAAGAAGTGAGCAGCGCCGTATTCTGCAAGGCATGCAAGATACAGAAAGGAAGGAAGCATGAATGACTATTTTCCCGTCACTGGTCCACATTCCGCCGACGCGGAAGCGCAACGACAAAGGCACGAAGAGACGTGCGAGTATAAGGCGAAGTACGAGAAGTTGCTCGCGGCGGCGAATGCGGTGATGTGCGACGACAAGGCACATCGCAACGCAATCTTCGAGTCTTCAGGAGTCGCACGTAATTGGTGCAAGTTCGAAGCCGCCATCCGCGAAGCGGAGGAGGGGAAGGCATGAACGAATACGGCTGCACCTGTTGTGGTAAAGAACCGGCGACACACCACTACTGCCACAAATGCTACATCGCCGACTGCTTCGACACCCAAGAGCGTCACGCCCGCCTACTCGCGGCGGCGAAGGTAGCCGTGGAGTATCAGAAGATCAAGGACGTAATGCCGAGAGCGGCTGCCGAGGCAATTGAGCGGCTTGCGGTCGCTATCCGCGAAGCGGAGGAGGGGAAAGAATGACGCGCAAGAAACGGCAGCTCACGGTAAACGTTGTGCGAGGGAAGAGCAACGGCCATGGAAGCGAAGGGGATGTCTGGATTGAAGCCGACGCTTACTCGGGACAAGTGGACTGTTGCTACACGTACGCGTGCAAGCTCTTCGGACCTATCCGCGAGGGCCAACGCAAGAAGTTCGTTCTCACCGCGAGGGAGGCGAAAGGATGACCCCAGCACGAAAGAAGGCCATGGAGCTCGTCGGTTCCTGCACCTGCCACGAAGGCTACACGTCTCGAAAGCTGCGAGACCCATCGTGCGCATGGTGCGAGCACGGGGCGGCGGTCGAAGAAGTGGTTGGCGAGCGCGACAAACTCCAAGCTCGTTACGATCGCCTACTCGCCGCGGAGGAGGGCGCAGTCGACATTCTCGAGGACGAAGCGATCCCCGCAAGGGTGGCTATTGCGATGTCGGTGTTGCGAGACGCCATCCGCGAAGCGGAGGAGGTGAAGGAATGAAAGTTTACAAGCTCACCGACGAGAATATGCGAACGTACAACGGCCACCAGTGGGAACTCGGGAAGCGGTTCGCCGTTGCGTCACACTCCGCCTCCGCCGAGTTGTGTAGCGAGCACTGGATTCACGCATACGAGCACCCGTTGCTTGCCGTGCTGCATAACCCGGTGCATGCCAACTTTTCTTGTCCACGTCTCTATCTCGCCGAAGCCGAGGAGCCGATCAAACGCGACAAGCAACTCAAACTCGGCTGCAAGGCATTGACGTTCGTTGAAGAGCTGGCTGTGCCGGTGCTGACGATGATGCAGCGCGTGTACTACGCCATCGAATGCGCTCGTTTCATGTATCACAACGCGGCGTGGATCGCCTGGGCAGACGCCTGGGTGTCGGGTGCAGATCGGTCGTATGCGGCGGCGTATGCGGCGTATGCGGCGGCGTATGCGGCGTATGCGGCGTATGCGGCGTATGCGGCGTATGCGGCGGCGTATGCGGCGGCGAATGCGGCGCATGCGGCGGCGTATGCGGCGGCGAATGCGGCGTATGCGGCGTATGCGGCGGCGTATGCGGCGGCGAATGCGGCGCAGGCGGCGGGCTTCGACTTAATCACGATCACCGAACGCACGGCGCGGTTCGAGAGAGAAGAGACGAAAGAATGTGTGTGTTGACTGACAGTCTAGCAATAGACGTTCAAGAGACGTGCAATCGCGCACTCAGCCTACAACACGAGTTAGATGTGGTGCGTGGCAAGTACGATCGCCTGCTCGCGGCGGCGAAGGAGATAGAAGAGACTGCTGGAGCTACTCACGGTGTTGAATGCTGCGAGTTTTGGTACGCCTTCGAAATGCTGCAATCCGCCATCCGCGAAGCGGAGGAGGCAACCTCATGAAGCTCCTCCTCGCTATGCTCTACGGCTTCGTCCTCGGCTTGGCGGTATGGCTCCTGGCGGTGGCGTATCTGGTGTAGGAGGTAACGATGAGCGACACCTGGATGATCGAAGTCAATACGCCTGGTATCGGCTGGGAATTGCTCTCGGGCTTCGCCTGCCTTACGCGCGAGCAGGCACGGGACGAGATCGCCGCGGAACGGAAGCGATCGCCGGGGCTGAAGCTCCGCGCGGTGCGGTATGTACGGAAGGAAGGGACGAAGGGAGACACCCCATGATCCGCAGGCAGTTCCTCAAGTCCGCCATCGGACTCTTCTTCCCACTCGTCATCCCCTTCAAAGCCATCGAGGCCTGGGCCCGGTTCCGCGCAGCACCTGTACTGGCAACCCTCCCGCTCCCGCCTAACACCTGGCTCATCTCGCCCTCCTGCTGGCTCGAGTTCCAAACGATCGAGATCCGAGCGATAACCGAGAGCCTCTCCTCCGTCGCGGGCGTCTACGGCATCGACTTCTCCTCCATCGCCGCCTGGGAAGCCTACGTGTCCGAACGCGTACCCGATGGGCCGCAAACAGGCATCTTGATCCCCAACGAGATAAAAAAATTATCCCCCAGCATACCGCGGTTGGCGCCTCGCGCGCAGTTCCTAACCCACAAGGAGATCGCATGAAGATCGAAGACCGACTCGACTCACTCGAATCCCGCATCGATACCATCCAGGCCACCCTCTATCATGTCCGACTCTCAAACGGGGCACTCAGATCACCCGGCAAACTCGAGGGAACCCCCGGAGCAACTCCAGGCTATAGCCTCGGGGGACCCGTCAGCGCTCACCTCGATAGCCTCACGACAGACCCCTTCCCCCTCAGCGCCGGGACCACCGGAAAGGCGACCGCCGAACCCCGACCACCCGGGCCCCCCTTCACCTGGGAACTCCAAACCGCCTCCGGTGACCTCCTCGCCTCCGGCTCCATCAAAGGGCTCGCCTACACCAAACACGGGCCCTGGGGTGCTAAAGAACACGTCTTCCTCTTCTACGGCCTCTCCCCATGCCGATTTACCAGCCGCGGCAAACCCTACTTCGTCGTCATCCGCAACCACCTGGGCACCGCCGTCTTCAGACTCCGAACCCTCGGACCCGATGACACTCGCCACCCCGATCGCCTCTCCTTCCGACTCCCCAACTCCCAGCTCTACGAAAACGATACCTTCGCCTGGGAAAAAAACACCCTCACCATCCCCTCCGAAGTCTGGACCGACATCGCCCACGCCTACTCCGCCTGGCGCGCCGAACAGGGCCACGCCAACGACGAACCCATACGCGGCCCCAAAGACGTCGCCAAACTCCTCCTCACCCTACCCGCCCCAGTCCTCTACTCCTGGAGAACCATCACGTAACAGCGCCAGCGCTGAACAGCGCCAAGGCTGAACAGCACCAGTGCTGAACCATGGGGGAGACCCCCCTAACAACGAAAGGATAAACATGACCTGGAAAAACGTCGAACCCCAAGAACTCAGAGACATCTACAACGGCATCACCCTCGTCGCCGAAGCCGAATGCGAATTCACTACCGACTTCGTCGGCGGACAACCAGCCGACGACAAAGGACTCGAAGCCTTCTGCCGATTCCACCTCAAACTCACCGACGATGAGATCCCCGCCGCCGTCGCCCGCATCAAAGGCGAAGAACTCGCCAAACCATCAACGGGGGCCCCAACCCCGAACGGCGAGGCGCAGGCGCCCGAGGGCGAACTCAAGGAGGCCGAGTCATACGCCGTCTGCTCCATCCGCCACTGCGAGGCCGGACCCTGGCTCGGCGACTGGCAAATCAAAGCCTGCCTGAAGTGCGCCGCCACACGCGTCGACCTCTTCTCGTCAAAAAAGGGCGCCAAAGGCGACATGTCCCACCTCGGCTCCATTCGACCCATCGGCGCCTCCAAAGCCTGCGAACACGCCGGACATATCCACCTCTATACCGGAGATCCGCCATTCGCAGCGCCCACCCAGTTCAAGAAGTACATGGGATCCGTCCACGGCGCACAGGGCCGCGTCAGCATCGTCCACGACTCCGAAATCGCCCTCCCCGGAACCCGCTTCGCCTTCCAATTCCGCGTCCCCCCACTCAAGTTCGACGAAACCGCACTCAAACTCCTCTTCGCTACCATACCCATCATCGGCCTCGGCTCCGTCAAAGCCCTCGAAAACGGCAAGTTCCGCGTCCTCTCCCTCCGCTACGATATCCCCGAGATAAAACGAAAGGAAAAGGAGAAAAAATAACCCGGCGGCTTCACCGTGCTTGACGCGACGCGACTCCGCGGCGAACCTGGACGGTGCGACACAGAACGAGACATCACCGGACCAAACAGTGCCGCGAGACGTAACAAAACGAAACATAGCAGCTACACGGCACCCCACGGCATGAGACGAGACGGAAGGGCTGGACCTGACGGCACGTGACCACGCGATACCGAGCGGCACAACAGAACTTGAT